CCTGCTAAGTTTACATCCGTTAATACGTCATAAACCACACCACCAGACCCAGCTCCGTCAGTGGCTATAAATTTTGTTTCTCCTGCTAGGATTGCTACGTTAGCTCCACTACCGCAAGTGAATGTAAGTGTGTATGAAGTGGCGTTTTCCATCATCCATACTTTGGAAGCTGTGTTGGGTAACAGCGTAACGGTACACGCTTGACCACCGCCAGTCAGTTTAAGGTACAAGGCCCTATCGGCATCGGAAGCTCCGTCTGCAATAGTAATGTTGTCGGTTGAAGCGTTAGCTATGGCTCTAGTGCCGTAGCCTAAAGCTTGTCCAATCAACTCTAAATTCGTATTTGTTGTAGTTCCCCAGGTTCCACTGGCATCACCAGTGGCCATTTCATTAAGTCTTAGATTGTTAACGTATGTACTTGCCATGTTTTATCTCCGCAAAGAATATAGTATATTATTTTTATTATCTCGTCATTGTAATTATTACGCAACTTCTTCCCAGTCAGGGCTTTGAGAAGTTGTTATTGCAGCCCAGCTTGGGGATTGATTGTCGTCTATTAAACCCCAAACAAATATGTGCCCAACTGATGCTGTTAAAGTGTCTAATGTAACAACAACATTGGCCTCTGAGTCTGTGCTTACAGATCCTAAAGCGCTGGTCATTTCGTAACCAGTAATTGTTATGATTACGTTATGGTGTACGGTTACAGAGCCAATTGATCCTGTTGCTGCGCCAAGTGTGACAGGTACGTTTGCTTCACCATCTACATCTACATTTACAGCGCCAAGTGTACCAACAGCACCCGCTACTGAAGCAATGGCTTGTGCGTTTACACCCGCAACGGGTGCACCTGTTGTACCAACTAAAGAAGCTGGGGTTACATTGGCTTCTGCATCAACTGTTGCAGTACCTAATGCGGAAGTTGCGGCTAATCCAGTAAGAGTAACGGGTAAAGGCTCACCCCAGGTTAATTGTCCCCAAGTCCCTCGACCCCAACCGTTAATGTTGGCCATCTAGAAACTAAGCGATTCTGATAATCGCTGTGCTTGCTGCTGCGGCAGGAAATACAATTGTAAAGTCTCCTGCTGTGGATGTTTTATCTCCACCAAAATCTATAGTTGCTACAGACACATCAGAATTTGTGTCGTTATAAATCATACAACCTCTAGCTGTGACAGTGGCTGTACCGAAAGTTAGATCCGCAAAGTCTGTGAATCCTGTTGTGCCACCACTTGTTGGGTTTACATTAGTTAACGCTGCACCAGCAGCAGTGTAGTTTGTTCCTGATACCTCAGCAGTTGTAGTATACGCAGTAGTTGCAGCCCCCATTGTTGCTGAACTTGTGTACAAAGCCAGTTTAAATGAGTTGCCTCCTGAAGCTAAAAAATTATGCTTAGCTTCTAACAGTTCTTTTTTAAAGCTAGTTGTTAGTGTTGATGTAATTGCCATTATTTTAACTCCTTCAATATTATTGCTAAATCTTCGTGTCCTTGCTCTATAAGAAGGTTTCTCATGGTACAACGCTCACTGTTGATCGCTTCTTTAATATAATAAAGTATTGTATTGTAAATTGCTAGTCTGAAAGCCTCGGCTTGAAGTCGAACGTGAGGTTCTGCACTATCAGAAATGCTGCATATCCTAGCCGTGCATGTTTCTGCCCAAAATTCAGGTGAATGCCCTTTGTTTTTAGTGGTAACAACTTCTATAGCGCCCAAACTTCCTGCTGTATTTACTTCTATCATATTAATACCTTTTTGCTTCGGGTGGAGTATTAACCGTCATAATAACTTCACCATCTTCCCTGTGCTTTTCTTTCATGAGTTTACTGTATTCTTTATACCCCATGGTAAAAAACTCATCTTCGTCTATTAAAATTAATGTTGGGTCTTCAAGACGATGATACCCATACAATTTTTCTTGAATTGGAACATCGGTGTCTAAAAGTCCCGATCTAGGAGCAACGCTTACTACCATTCCATTTTCTATACACTTAGCTAACCAAAATTCTACACAGGATCTTCCCGCCTCAGCAAAATGTAAATTACCTTTATAGGTAAAATCTATACCAAATAAACTTAATTTAGCCACTTTGTTATATAAAGCAAAAGCAATAGCAAAAGGAATTGTATTATTAAAATAAGAACATTGAGTGGCTTTAACAACATCAAGTAAGGGGTACTCAACTAAGCCCGGACATCTTTCATCTAGTTGACACGTATAAATAGGCCCGGGGTGTTCTTTAACCACACTAACCATAATTCCTGTTTGGCTCCCCGCAGCATCTGAGTCTAAAAATCTAGAAGCTGGGTCCATCATAAACACTCTGTCGCAGTCTGTGATGCCCGCCATAGCATTAATACCCCAAACTTCGTCCCATTTTTTACTGTGTGATTTAGCTAAATGAAAGTCTAATTGGCTTTCGCCCATTGCAACCAAAGCAATTTCTGCTCCTTCTAACTCTTTAATTTGACTCACGTAGTGGGTATTCTAACTTGATCGTATCTGTATTGTGATTGTGTTCCAGCGCCTTCGCTAGTGTTTCTAAGCCTGTCTAAAGCATCTTGAAATCGTTGTTCATACCCGCCTATTTCAGCTGGATCCATTTTTAAAAAAGTACCTGCTTCTACTAATGCTCCATAAAGCATACAGTTAATAGCATTTTGAGATAACCATGTTGTACCACTATCTGCTCCTGCTGTTAAAGAAGTAGGCCTATAAAAATAATGCAGTTCAAACGTAAAGTTAGCATTTGGTGTAGGGGCTAAAATAAAAGAGTCACTATCAAACTCCGCGTAATATTTAGGAGCCCCGGTCTCGGTTGATACTGGTTTATAGCTTTTCATAAAACTTACTTGTTTTAATAAAAGATAATTATAAACATTGCTCGTGCTAATTGTAGCTAAGCTAAAAGGAGCTAAAAAATCATTGGGCATTGCCAGATAAGTTGTACCGGATGTTGCTGTACCAGTTACATTCTTTTTAAAATTGTCCAGCCATACATTCTTTAATATACGTTCTTCTGTTTGTAAAATAAACGTAGGCAACGTAGCCACAAAAGTAGTCTCAGAAGTATCTACATAATTCTCTATGGCTGTTTTTAATGTGCTGTACGTAAAACTCATGTCGTTGTTATTGTAACATCACCTACGGAAGCAGTCATTTCAGTCGGTGTTGTTAATACTGTACCAATAATACCTAATCCAACGTTTGTGTAAACAGTAAATGCACTTGGTACTACGCTTACATCAGGTCTAGGCTGTAAAAGAGCCTCTGCATCTGGTCTAACATGAGGGGCCTCTAATTGAGGATGTTTAACATCAAAACACTCATAACAAGCTTTAACACCATCCCATTGAGTCTGTAGTGTCTTTAAACGAAAACGTTGGCTACATATATCGCAGATTCCGAATGCGTATTTAGCTGATGCAAAAGCCATTACTAAACTATCATTCTAGGAGGAAGAAAACGAGAACTCACTGAATCTATATCTTCAGAAGCAGCTCGATCAAATTCCTCATCATAAACCTGTTTTAAAAGAGCCATTCTATCGGGTGCTCTTTTCATTGCTATGTAATAAGCTAACCCTGCTGTCATACAAGGCAAAAATCTAAAAACAGTTTCCATGTTATTAGTAAAGTCCCCGGCATCTTGCATTCTAGTTAAAGCATAATAATAAATTACATCGGTAGAATTTTCAGGAGTGGGGTATAAATACACACGCGGTGTAATGTGTCTTTCTAAAAAGAACTGGTTAGGTCTAGCTTGTGCAGTTTTATTGGGTATATATAAATAATCTGAACGACTAAGCCTTTCTAATTGATAATCTTTGCTATCGCGTTGAACCACAGCAGAGGTAATGTCTACTATATCTGTTCCTAGATCTTGGTAGTTAGTTCCTTGTGTTACAGTAAAATTATGCTTGGTTATTAACCATTGATTAAGACCACGATTAGACCACTCTGCTATCATTATGTTCAAAGACCGTCTAGCAGTCTCCAAATCATATCCTGTGCGCAGTTCTAAACCACAACGTTCGTAAGCTTCTTCTATAAGCTCATCAACACTAAGGTCAAAAGATGTAGTTTCTGATGTAGCCATTTCTAGCCGCCATACATTTTCTTAGATTTCTTTTTAACTTTACCGCCGTGCTCATAGCCCATAACTTCGCCACCGCCCATGTAACCAGATTTACTTTTAGTCCAATCTTGGCCATTGCGAATAGCTTCTCTTCTGTTTCTCATTCCTGGCATAGTTTTCTCCGATTAAGCGTGAAACGCTGTCATTGTTCCAAAAGTGCTACGTGTGTATTGGACATAAATTCCAGCTGAAAAATAAACACCATCATCTGGCATTGTTACGTCTCTGGATACAGTTGCACTAGCAACACTTCCTAATTTCATTCTACTTGTTCCTACAGGAGAAGTTGTTAGAAAATCTATAGTTCCAGCTGTTGCTGAACTTACTATAAACGTTCCTTTTAATCTCCCCGGACCTGCAAAAATAACATCCGCCGCGGAATTATTGATTCCTGCGGATACGTTACCAGCTGGGTTACCAACTGCTGAAATACCTGATATTGTTTTAAAATATGAAGACCCAGTAGCTGTGCCTGCATTAGCACCTGTTATTGACTCTGTTTGGGAATCCCCATTAACATCAGTACCTGTAACAGTGAATGATTTAGCTGCATCATTCCCAGCAGAAAGAATAGTTACTACTCTTCCAGAATCAAGAGCAACCGCACCGCCAGAAGCCAACGCGCCACCTATTACAAGTGCTGCGTTATTTCCAACTGCTGCTGCTACTGATATGCCGTCAGCATCTAAGGCCGTGGTATCGGCGGTAATAAAGACCGCTTTTACGTCTGTACGTCCTGCCATGATTAACTCCTACTTATATATTAAGTTTAATTAATGAGTAATCAGTAGTTACATCAACCAACATACACGTACCAACGATATCTAAAATGTCGCTTGTTGCGGGGGCTACAGCACCAGCAACGCCTGCTGATCTCACTACGTTATGCCCAAGCACTATAGTTCCTGCTGTCAATACTGCTGCTGGTCCATAAGTTTGGAACCAACCGTAAGCACTGGCTGCCATGTCAACAACAGGGACACCCATTGCTGCGCCCGTTTCTGCTGCCGGAGCAACTAGAACGGCAGACCAAGGGTCTGCTATTAATGAAACTTTAGATGAAGTTGCTACTGCTGTAGCTAAAGCATCATGGGTTGTTATAACAACTGAAGGATCAGATGAGTGATCGTGAGCTGGGTTAGAAGCAATTTTCATACATTGTCCTTCGCCTGCACCATCATTAACATAAAGATAACCGTCTTTATACTGGTTAGCTGTTAAGTCAGTTCCTGCTGTTTCTATTGAAATCTCATACTCACCCGCAGCAACTGCTGCTGTAGGGGCTAAGTCTTGGTGATCTGCTTTAGTTCCAACGGCTGTTTGAACAAGTTTTCCTGCTGTTAATGCAACACCGCCTGCTAAACCGTATCTAAATACTCTATCACCGTAGTACAGAACTGAACCTAAAGGGATATCATTACCTAATGGGTCTGTTATAGAAGTTGTACCACTTGTGAAAGGATTGATAATATGGTCAGGGTTAGAACCTTTACCGAAAAGAACATCGGTAGGAGCTGCACCTAAAATACTACTTGTTCCAGTAACTGAACCTAACGAGTACATACCCCCTTCTCTAGTTCCGTAGGTAGTCTCTGCACCTGTTGTGCTGTTTACTCTATAAGTGTTGTAACCGTTTTGTGAGCGGACTATTCCGCTGAATGAAGTTTTTGCCATGATTTTTTCTCCCGAAAAAATAAATCTATCATCTTGGCTTGTCTGCTAGGTCAGTAGATAGATTAAAATTAAAATACCCTAGTTCTGGGTTCGATTCTATATAAAAAAAGGGGAGAAGTAAACTCCTCCCCAAATTTTATTTACGCTCCTGGTGAACCGTAAATACCACGCCAATCGCTAAAGCCGAAGCTGTAACGTTCACGTGCCTTATAACGGACATTTCCGCTTTCAAAATCACCTTCCATACCACTGGAAACAGGGGTACGAATAAAGTGTTTAAGACCGTTCGGAACATCAGTTGTTAGGAACCAAGCATCTGAGTCAGTCAGATAATGATTAACTGAATAACCGCCTGAGACCATTCCCATGTTGCGGAGAGCGTTAATATCATTGTCTGCTGTACTTACTCTGCCTGGAGTATTTAGTAGACGATCCGCTATAAATTGCAAAGCAGGCGGAATTATTAATTTCTTAGCCTGTGCATTTATCTTAAGAGCTCTTTCATCTTTGAACGATGCAATATCTATCATTGCTTGTTCTAGTGAAGTCTCGTTAAGATCTGCTGCTGTGCTTGGTTCGTTCGCTAAATCACCAGCAGTTAAAGTGGGGTGATCAGTTGCCAATAAGGCTTTACCGTCACCACCAGCAGTTGCGCCAGCTGTGAATCCGTTATTTAAAACGTTCGCAGCTTTTACTTGCTTGGTTTGATGCATAGAACGCGCCAGTGCACGAGTATATCGTGCGGACAGCGAATCATAAAGGTTGTCTTCCATTGCTTCTTCTGTTAAAGAAAATGCGAGTGCAATAGTTTCGTGTGTATATCTTGCCGTGAATGTTTCTTGGGCATAATCGTACACTACTGCTGCGCCTTCTCCTTTAACTGGTGCTTCCCCGAATCCTGAAAGCATTACTTCTTCCTCGAAAGCCCTGTCCGAAGACTCGGTATCGAAAATTTCTGCATGCTCATCTGGATACTGGTCATACTCCAGTCCAAAAAGAGCATTTAGACCTGGAACTAACTCTTTGACGAGTTGTGCTCTGTTAATAGCCATTTATATTACTCCTAATTAAACTGCGAATACGCTAGTTGGGAAAGTGAAAAAGCCACGAGCATACGCTGCAATCGAGTTACTAGGGGTTAATTTATAACCTACATGTAACGCAATTCCAGACGAAGTTGTTGCTGTGACGCCTTCTTTTGAACGACCAGAATTAGTATCACCAGCTGTTGTGCTTAGTGTGTACTTACTGCCTATGAAACCTACAGTGGGGGTTCCCGCTGTAAATTGTGCCTCATAAACAATTCCTGGATCGCTATAAACAAGAGCTTCAGCATCAGCTCCACCTAAAGTTGCTACATCAGCAGTCCAAACTTTTGAAAAAGTTGGGCTACCATCAGTTGCTGTGTAATACACGCCATAAAATACACCACATGGAGTACCAGTTGCCGTCCCTTGGATCACATAACCGCTAGATAAATTAACAACATCACCACTAAAGATAGATGCGTCAGTTGCGCTAGCAATTCTCATTCTTGCAGGACGAATAGTACCACCATACATGTGATAAGCAGGCGTAAATCCGTCAGGATCGTTTGTATTTGCCATTTTATTTCACCTTATATATTAAGTGTTATTATTCAAGATTAACTAACCTTTATTCTCC